GTATATTTTGTGCAGTAGGGGTTGCTGACGGCACAGATGCTTATATTGCAACCAGTCCTGATGGCATTACATGGACTGAAAGGGCTAATCCTAAGAATGTTACCCTTTGGGGTATCACATGGAACGGCAGTATATTCTGTGCCGTAGGTTTTGCTGACGCCACAGATGCTTATATTTTAACATCACCTGACGGTATTACATGGACTGAAAGGGCTAATCCTAAGAATGTTACCCTTTACGGCATCACATGGAATGGCAGTATATTCTGTGCCGTAGGCGATGTTGACGGCACAGATGCTTATATTGCAACCAGTATGTTAAATTAAAAACAGGGATGGTGGTTTTGAAAAATATTTAAAAAAAATGCTTGACAAGTTTTAAATGCTATGATATGCTTCATCCCATGATTGGCATATCGGATTTAACAAACTATGAAATGAACAATTTAATAAACTTGAACCAGTGGGCGACCGATATGCCAATATCCCTTTGCCTGCTTTCGAGATATAATGCCCTATTGTAGACTTATGGCCTATGATAGGGCATTCTTATTTAAAGGAGACGCTTACTTATGAAAACAGAAAAGCATCACACAATATGGACAACAGAAAATGAATTAGGATTTATCAGGAATATGGGGATATATAGCGCAGTAACAATCAGACACAGGATACACAGAAAGGCACTACTGGAGGGATATTTACTGGGCATCTCAAAGAGAGACAACTGGGACAGGCTGAGCAAGCCTGAAATAGGAAAATGCGTTTTGAAAGAATTAGAAAAGGAGAATAAAAAATGCCAGAAAAAGAATTAGTGAAAGAGGGCAAATAACAATAAATGGAAGAAGACATTTTAATTGATATCATGGTCAAAGCCATGAAAAAAATTCCTGATATTGGGAATGGAGATTATTATATGAATTTCGGCGATTGTCCATACGAAGACTGTGATGGCGCTCTATGGCTTGCAGTGCCAAAGGAATCGTTGCCAAAGCTCGCGATAGTCCAATGTCCTGATTGCGGCAGGGATGTGTGGTATAAATTTTCACGGATTGACCCTAAAGCATGGACGGTGGCGGATTTTGAGGCGAAATTTGGGCGAAATCAAAAGAACATGCAATTAAGATTATGAATGAAATACGAATCCAAAAAATAGCTAATGGGGAATTAGAGGGAGGGCAATGAAATGATAGAACAAAATTACAAAGAATTAGCAAACGGAATATATCTATTACTGAAAAATGCAGAAGGCAAGACAGGTTTTGAAAAAAGCATTATAGCAGAGAATATCGGCAGGCTGCTCATTGATGCAAAGGAGCATGATATTATCAAGACACTCTTTGCCTTGAATAATAAATTCATTGAGGATTATCAGAAAGAACTTGGATTAAGACTCATAAGCAACACAAAAACATATCAGCAGATTGAAGATAACTTTGGCTGCTGAGATTAATTAACCTTGCTGTATGCAAGAAGGAGGGCTTATGTTCTGGTATTATTTAGGATTGATATTATTAGGTTTAAGTGTTTTGGCTATAATCACAATATTTTATTTTGTTGCAAGAAGCAGGGCGTATGATGCCCTTGATGATACCACAATAGATGAAATAAGCAAGGATAAGGATTATGAGGCTTGGCTGAAAAGGCAGGGGATAATATGAAGGAGTATAAATATATCGGCACAGCAAACATCTGGTATAGTTACAATCCGCCTAATCTGCCAGAGGAGTATGTTAAGTGCTGCAAGGCAGGGCATAAGCTAAGGTCAATACAGTTAGGAAATTGTTACCACAAGTATCAATGCGATATTTGTGAGATTGAGTGGAATGTGGATAGCAGTGATTGATTATTATTTCTAAGATGGTATAGAGTTGCGCATCAGAGCGCAAGGACTTCTCTGGTTGAGAGTGCCAGTCAGCCGTTCAATTCGGTGATTGGGGTCTGTCTGAAAGCTCTATACCATCTTGAAAATGATAAGACATAGGAATGGCTAAATGAGAAAATATATAATAATACTGGCTCTAATAGCTGATATATGTTGTCTTAGTGTTGCAATCTTTGAATATAATTTCTTAGCGGTTGCGGGTTGGTTACTTGCTTTTCTTCTTCAAATAAGTATATTAATTGGACGTGTGTTAAAAGAAGAGGACTAAATGAAAATCAAGGAGGGCTAAATGACTCATGTATCAGACGCAACTTTATATCTTATAGAAGGTTTTTGCATCTGGAAACAAAACAACTTTGATGCCGAAGATGATTCATGGGAGACATCTTGCGACACCAGATTTTTGTTAATTGAAGGAACACCTAAAGAGAATCTTTATAATTTTTGTCCTAAATGTGGCAAGTGTATTAAGGAGGGCTAAATGAATACTGGTAAAAAACTTAAAATTCCTATGGGATACAATAATAAACGAATTAAAGTAAATAGACTGTCTAATTATTGTTTACAACGATTTGTAGACAATGATTTGAATAGATATGAAAGAAGTGCTCTTAATAGATTATCCGATAAGTACTATTTCCTTGCTAAAGAACAAGCAAGAAGTATACTTTATAATAGGAGGGCTAAATGAATAATGATTTCACTATAAAAAACTTTTTAAAAGTCTTGCTGTGTGCAATACCTACCGCCATTCTTCTTTGGGCAGTGATAGTATTGCTTTTTATAACCTTTTAATGGAGGGCTAAATGAATCTTGAATTAAAATATTTGCTATATATCTTGGCAGGATTTTTCTTGCTTACAAACACAATCACAGGTCTGGCAGTGTCTTCTTGCGACATGAGAAAGCGGCTGGAGACCGAAAAAGAGCTTGCTATTAAGACAGAACAGCTTAACAGCATTAATGAACTAATGCAGGAAATTGATAAAATGAAGCCAAAAAAAAATAAATACAATCCTACTGCATATCATATAAGCAAAGCAATCTATCAATCATATCAGGAGTATCCTATCCTGAATGGATTTACTCATAATGAGATACTGAAATTAATCAAAAAAGAATCTAACTTTGACAAGAAGGCTATTAGTGAAAAGGGCGCAATCAGTATTATGCAGCTCATGCCTGCTACTGCAAAGAAAATGAAGGTAAAAGATATCTATCATCCCTTTGATAACACAAAAGGCGGCATGAAATATCTGGCTTATTTGTTAATGAAATACAAAAACAAAAGGCTTGCTCTGTATGCTTATTACACAGGCGAAACGAATCTAAATAGGCATTTGAAAAAAGATGATATACCAAATTATCTTATAAAATATACAGAGGGAATATTGTAAATAGGCAGTGGAAAGGAGAAAAAATAGTATGCCGTGTTGCGAAGATTGTCCATGTGCATCTTATTGTGATGGTAGCATGATAAACGAATGTATGAAGGACTGGAAAAATTCAAGTCATCAATTTAGAATATGGAGATGGGCTTACAGTAATAGTAAGTTGAACAGGTGGACTTGTGCTAAGAAAGTGAACTTTTAATATAAAGGCTGGCAGTGGCAGAAGCGGTTCATGTTCCTATAAGATTAATACAGGCAAATGGCCGAAAAGTAGACGCTGTGAAAGTGGGCGGTGCGTGGCGCACCGATAATTACTTCATAGTTCCCTGCGTCCCACTTGCTGAAGGGGAACATGCGGGTATCAAAGCCCGCCTGCCAGTTTAATTAATTAAGGAGGAGGGACTTATGACAATAACAGGGATAGCTTTAAGTGCAGAGGAAATAACAGAGCAGAAAGGATGTTTTAATTTTGAGGGTGAAGATAAAAAAGGAGCTTATGATTATACGCGACTAATGAACTCTCTTGCTGGAATAGAAATAACGCTTGAACCTTGCATCTATGATGATATCTATGACTATGTTAATAAAGATGCAGTAAGTTTTAATACTTACTGGCGCAAGGGATGGCTCAGGGACATCAAGGAAGGAGTTGACTGGTCAAAAGTGCCAGTTGATGCAAAGATAATAGTAACCGATGAACATGGTCAGAAATTAAAAAGGCATTTTGCAAAATTCATGGATGGAAAGGTTTATTTTTATAGTAATGGTGAAACATCATGGACATATAATGTTGGTTTAATGTTCTTTTGGTCTCCAGACCAAGTTGAACTGGTGGAGGAGAAATGAAATATCAAATAGTAATAAAATCACTTGTTGTGTTGCCAGAAGGAAAGCCTATCTTTGATGAAATGGCAACAGAGATTAGAATAGAAGACGAGGCGGGCGGGCCGTTTATTGTTATATCCCAAAGCGGCTTTAATGAAAAAGATACAGTGAGATTTGATAATGAAGAATGGCAGTATATTATTGAAGCCGTAGAGAAGCTATTGAAAGAAAGTAAAAAGGTGGAAAAATACCTTGAACTCAAAAAGGAGAAGGATTGAAATTATCACATAGCTGCCATGAGCGAAAGAAATTAACACCTGAAACCTTAATTAAGCGAGATGTCAAACGGTATCTCAGCATGACCGGCTGGTTTTGCTTTTCAGTTTTGCAGGGATTAGGAGCGCACAAAGGCATCCCTGATATTATCGCTTGCCGGAATGGACAGGTGTTATTCATTGAGTGTAAAACAGCTAAAGGCAGGCAAAGCCCTTATCAAGTAGAATTCCAGCATCGGCTCACAGAATCAGGGTGTAATTATTTGATAGTCAGGAGCATTGATGACATAATTGATTTTCAGAAGAAGACCGATGAATAAAAAAACACCCATAAAATCAATCAGAGCCTTCTGCATTTTATGCCAAGGCGACAATCAAAAAGCGCCGGCACTTTGCACGAGTCTGGATTGCTGTTTATATCCTTTCAGGCTCGGCAAGAACCCTGCAAGACAGGGCATTGGCGGGAAGGGTAGCAGAAAATCAAGTGGCGTGGAGATTATGCCTACTCAAGTAGGCAAAAAGAGGCAGGAAATAATGATTACAGGGAGCAAAAGGATAATAATTGAGGATATATAAACCAAAAGGAGGAGTAAAATGGAGAATCAAGAGTTAGTAAAGTATCAAACATTAACAGGGCAGGAAGTACAGCTAACGCCAGCTATCGTAAGGAAGTATCTTGTCAATGGCGAGGGCAAGGTAACGGATCAAGAAATTATGATGTTTATGGCGCTTTGTAAATATCAGAATCTTAATCCGTTTCTAAGGGAAGCCTATCTAATTAAGTATGGCAGCGAAAAAGCAACAATGGTAACAGGTAAGGAAACATTTTTAAAGAGGGCAGTTAAAAATCCACGATATAAAGGACACGAAACAGGAATCAGTGAAGATGGTAAAAAGGCATGGGCTAAAATATATATTGAAGGGTATCAGGTGCCGATTTCCATAGAGGTTGATTTTGATGAGTATGCAGGTAAAAAAGGGGATGGAAGCCTCAATAAAATGTGGAGAGAGAAGGGCAAAACAATGTTGAAGAAGGTGGCTCTTGTGCAAGCATTAAGAGAAGCCTTCCCTGAAGATTTTGGCGGCATGTATTCACCTGAAGAAATAAATCATATCCGGGAATTACCAGAAAATACTATCAATATGCCGGTTGATGATAAGCCCCCCATTACCCCTCCGCAATCTAAATCAGAAAAGAAGCCAGAAGCTCCGGAGGTCGGCACCGAGACAATAGTTACAGGAATTGAAAAGGTAACAATGAAGACAGGCTTAAAAGACGGCAAGGCATGGACAAAATATACAATCCATGCTGATAAGGAATACAGCACTTTCTCTGAGACCATTGCGACAGATGCTAAGAAGGCGGCAGAGGCGGGATTATCAGCAGCGATTGAATATAAGAATACCCCTTATGGCGATAAGGTATATGCAAATATTGTCAGCCTGAAAGTGATAGAGCCGGAGATTGAAAGGATTCCCGGAGAAGAAGGATAATCTATAATGCAGAAGTTTCAGAAGGGTGATTGGGTTCGCATAGCCAAAGACCTTGGCCCAAGTATGAGCCACTTTAAGGCAGACTGGGAGGCCATTGTGATTGGAAGCTACGCCGACCAATATGGCGGTAATAACCACGAAGGCTACACCTTATACATTAAAGGCCGTGGCGAGAGTTCATGGTATTACGAAAGACAACTGATGCTGATTGAACCTGCAAGGCTGGATAAACTAAAGCAATGGAGGGACGAAACAGAAGCCGAGTGTAAGGAAAAAAGCGACCTTGATTGGATTTTTGCGCATGGCGAAGAGGTTCTGGCATCGCCGCATGGCGCAAGCATTCAGGCACTTGCCAGTTGCTTTGGCCTGATGAACTTGTGGGGCTCGCATGGTGAAGCCTTCACCTACTACTGCAACGCACATGGAACGATGCAGTTGGCGGCTCCTTATCTCAGGGCTGGCGACAAAGCAGTATGGCTTATGTTCTGTGAGGAGTTAACGGCTGCCTGTAATTTAGAAGCATGGCGTAATGAGAGTTTAAAAAACAAAAATAACGGAGAATAATATGTATGTTGTTTATGCACAAATTTTTTGGCCTATTTGGATATTGTTTTCAAGTATAGGGCACTCATATATTGGGATGGTTGTTGGAATTTTTTCAGTATTCGCTCTTTGGTTTATAGCATGGCGTATAGAATTTAAAACATGGAGGGTTGGGGAATGAGTGGAAAAGAACCAACAAGGGTAAATATGAATAAAGAGATAAGAAAACTGGCAGATGTGGCTATTATTCTTAGGAATTACCTTACAGGCGAATTTGGCCTGAATGAGTTCCTTGATAATGAATTAGCATCAAGGCTGCTTGATGTCGGAATCAAAACGAAGCTGATTGATGCCGAAACAATGGTGATTATAGATAGCTAACGCCAAAATGACGCGCAAGCGTAGCGCGTCGCTGTCGATTTTTTGGTTATCCCGTTCATTCTAATTTCAACGGAGGATTCTATGGCACAGGGCGAATTTACAAAACAGGAAGCAGACGAGACAATGAAAGCAATTGACGAGCTGATTGAGGCAATCCCGAAAACAAAAAGAATGGGCTTTATCGGACACCTGAACGACATTTTGTTGTTCATCAGCGCGGCGAAAAAACACGCACCCGATGAGAAAAAAAAGGGATAACGCTGAGTTAAGCGGCGACCGAAGGGAGTCTGTTTTGAACGATTTGTTAGAATTTCCACCTATACTCGACGCATGTTGTGGGGATAGAGCATTCTGGTTTGATAAGGAAAACCCGAATGTGCTTTTTGCCGATTGTCGTGTAATGCCATCGAAAGTAGTTGGCAGTGGGAAAGACGCTCGCATAAGAAAATGCTTGCCGGATAAAGTTCATGATTTTCGCGCAATGGAATACCCTGACGAGACATTCCAGATTGTTGTGTTTGATCCACCGCATTTGTTCCTTGGCGAAAATAGTTATATGGCACAATGTTACGGACGGCTGGACCGCGAAACATGGCACGACGATTTGAGTCGTGGGTTCAGCGAGTGTTTCCGTGTCCTGAAAAGTGGTGGCGTTCTGATATTTAAATGGAACGAGTGCGACATACCACTATCGGAAATTCTGAGATGCACTCCAAATAAACCGCTCTTTGGTCATCCATCGGGCAAGGCGCAGAAAACGCATTGGTGTTTGTTTTGGAAATTCTAACACCAAGGATGAGCGGCATTGACCGCTCGACCCGTTGGTTATGTGAGAATCTAAATTTAAAGGGAGGAAGCATATATGTTTAAATCTCTTCTTTTTTTTCTTTGTAAGTCTACCGCAGGATGGGCTATAAGAGTTGACGGAAAAATATTAGCCTCTTGGGTGCATGCTGACAAATATGTTTTAGATTCAGCAGCAAGACTGAGTTTTGCAAGCCCTGAATATACAAAAGTTGAGGTGGTTCCAGTAAGGATTTTCAGTCTCTTGTAATAAGGAAATAGCTAAATAAATGTTTAAATTTATAAAAGAGACCCATAAATATTTTTGTGGTGATATTGAGTTGCCCAGCGTTACCTCCGTATTGCCGTATTCCTTCTTCGGCAATGACAGCGAATACAATAGAGACAGAGGCAGCAAAGTGCATGAAGCTATACATCTCTACAATATGAATGACCTCAATGAAAACTCTCTTGACCCTACACTTGCCAAATATCTTGAGGGCTATAAGAAGTTTCTAAAGGAGAATGGGAAGCTGAAAAATATTCTGATTGATATTAAGGCGGGTGTGCCTCAGCCAGCAAATGTTTTGCAATTGGCTGCATATTCTTTACTTATCAGGGAGGGGCAGACTGCCGATGGCGAGAAGGCTGAATTGACTTATGAGGAGCCCTTATTTCACAAAACACATATGTTCGCTGGCACGCCGGATATAGTCAATGTGAACTGGAGTGGAATTAATAAAGATGTCATTGTGCCGTTTGCTATGCACTGCCTTTATCTTGATATAGACGGCGGATATAAACTATCATTGGATTGCAGCAAGGATTACAGGCATAACAGGGATATATTTTTAAACTTTCTTACAGTGCATCAGTGGAAAAAAAATAATGGACTTTTAAAGGAGGAAAAATAAAATGGAAACAATCGTATCAGAAGCAATCAGTAAGGCGGTAACAATACCTGAACATGAAATAGAAAAACAATCAACTGCATTAATCACACAGGTTGAGCAATTAAAGATTGCAGGCAATGATGACAGGCTTTTAGCAGAGGACTTGGTTCAGGCCCTAAAAAAAATGGAGGATGCCCGATTTGCCGACCTTGATGATTCCAGAAAAAGGGCGTATGAGAATTATCAATATCACAAAAAGCGCCTTAGTGATGCAATTGACCCTCTAATAGAAGCGAGAAAGATTCTAAAAAGTAAGTGTATTATATGGGATGATGAACAGGAAAGACAAAGGCGTGAGGAGCAAAGACAGCGTGAAGCAGAGGCAAGGAAGCTGGCAGAAGCAGAAGCCCTTGAAATGGCAATATTAGCAGAAGAGGCTGGAGAGATTGCAGAAGCAGAGGCGATTATCAACGCTCCAATATCTACGCCGGCAACAATAATCATTCCAAAGTCTGCGCCGCCAGCATCAAGATTAACGGCAGGCAGGGAAAGCTGGTCTGCTGAAATGGTTGATTTGAAAATGCTTGTCAAGGCGGTAGCAGAGGGCAAACAACCCATAACTTTTCTTTTGCCGGATATGACAGTCTTAAATGGATTGGCAAGAAGTTTAAAAGGGGCAATGAACATTCCGGGTGTTGCAGCTAAAAGCAAAAAGGTTTGAGGAGGCTTTATAAAACAAAAAAGATTAAAAAGATTAAACAATCAAATATTTGCATTGGAAGAGAATAGTGTAATTGATGATGATGATTTACGCTACTTATAAGTGCTTGCAAAAGGCAAGAAATAGATGTTAAAAGGATAAAGGAGAAAAATATGATTACTTTCACAGCGAGTCTTAAAAATTCAGGCAAGTGTATCAAGTTAGATGGAGAATTAGCGGGAGAGGTTACATTCAGTGTGTCCGCTTCTGAAATAGCAGAGCTTATAAAACTTGTTACCTTTGCTGGTAAATCATTCAAGGTAATGATTGCTGAGGTTGAACCTTGAAGCTAAAACGAGAACCAATACAGCGCGTTGAGATTAAAATTATAGAATTTGACGGCAAGGATTATGTCAGCAGCAAGGGTTTTTCTGTGTATGATGTATCGGCAGAGGATGTTGAGGAGATGATAAGAGAGGCGGTTAAGAAGAAGGTGAAAGAATAAATGCAAATAAATCATCAATCAGTATTTGAAAAATGGCAGATAGAGGATAAGTCGGTGCAATTAATCTGCACGAGTCCGCCATATTTTTCACTTAGGAAATATCAAATTCCTGATGTGATTATTGGGGGAGACAAGGATTGTGAGCATGATTTTGAAATAAAAGATATGTGCTTAGGACATGAAAACAGACAAGGTAAGGGAAGTAATTCTTTAAATTCATTAACCGAAAGTCATATCGGAGTGCATGGGAAAAAGGTTGGAAAACAAGGTTTCTGTATCCATTGCCAAGCATGGCGGGGCCAATATGGTCTTGAACCTGATTACAAACTTTATCTGGAGCATACAATGCTTTGGCTTAAAGAGGCATGGCGGGTGTTAAGGGATGATGGGGTGCTGTTTTTGAACATTGCAGATAGTTATAATTCCAATTCTGGTGGATATTTTGACAAAAAACCTTATGGTGGAATGAAAAAAGAAAATCGCCCTAAAATGAAAAAAATACAAAGCAATTGTCCCTCTAAATCCAAACTCCTAATCCCCGAAAGATTAATGGTTATGATGGCGGATGAAGGCTGGATTATCAGAAATCATATTGTCTGGTTCAAGCCAAATGGGATGCCCGAAAGCTGCCAAGACCGTTTTTCTAAGAAATGGGAATCAATAATCTTTGCAGTTAAAAACCCTAAGTATTATTTTAATTTGGATGAGATAAGAGAGCCTCATGCACAGGTAAGTATTGAGAGATTAAGCAGAGCAGTTAATAATAATAACAAATGGGTTATGGGGGCAGATGGACAAACAAAACATGGATTGAGCCAACCAAGAGAAAATATAAAACAGATTGCAAGAGGGGTAGAGGATGAGGCCGAAATCAAAGAATATATTTCCAATACTCCCTTGCAATATAAAAAACGCATAGGAAGTATGCAATCAACCGAGTTTAAGGGGGGAGATTATATGGTTGGGAAATTAAACCCTAAAGGTAAAAACCCCGGCGATGTCTGGAGCATCCCGATCAAACCATCCCCTGAAAAACACTATGCTATGTGGCCCGAAAAACTTGTTGAGCGCATGATTTTATGTTCTACAAAAGCAGGGGATATTGTGCTTGATTGCTTTGCGGGTAGCGGAACCACTTTAAGGGTGGCAGAAAAATTGAACAGAACAGGCAAGGGGATTGATTTGGGCTATCAGGATATTCAAAAAAGAAGATTAACGGAGATACAAAAGGAATTATTGTAAAGGTGAAAACTGAGGCATATCAGTAATCAGGAAAGGAGAAAGCAAAATGAAAATCAGCAGCAAGATAAAAGACAAATTATATGATGCAATTTACGAAGAAATTATGCAGTTAAGGATTGAGCTTTATAAAAAGCGGCATGATGCTGAGTTTGATTTTAAGATTATGGTAGTTGTCGGTAAGATATGGGAAAAGCAGAAGGCCGCTTTGGGGCTCAAAGAAGATGGCTCTTTGCATGAAGCAAAGCCAAAAGTATCTAAATTAACAGATGAAGAATGGATTAAAACCCTGAAGGACAACAAAGCCTATGAGGGAATTGATATTGACAAGCTGCATGGCAGATTAATCGCATGGTGTGAATTAAAAGGGAAGCAGCCGACAAGGGCAAGGCTCTTAAACTGGTTGAACCGTGAGGAAAGACCCATGACAGGCAAGGCGCAGGCAAAACCAAAGTCCTCTGCTGGAATAGCAATGGAGGTATTAAAAAAAATGGAGGCGGCAAGTAATGCAAAAACAGGAGACAGTGCAGTTATTAACATATCTGGCACTTGCATATCCGATGCAAAAACCGTGGGAAAATGATTCCCGATTTGAGGAGATAGTTATAGTCTGGCACAATATTTTATATGTTTTCCCTTCTCACATTGCCAAACAAGCGGTAGACAATTATTTACATCAGGGTAAAGCCTTTTATCCAAGCCTTGCAGAGATTGTAAGCCTTGCAGATGAGGCATGGCGCCGAGAAGTGGAAAGCAACAGGACTGATAATATACAGGCCGAGAGGGATGCAGCTAAATTATTATTTCATGCGCCGCTTAACACCTTTGCTCAGGGCTATCCCCGGAAGTCTGTTGTGTTGATCAGAAAGGTTATTGATAGAGAGATTAAATTCATGTCAGAGGACTGGAAACAGGAGTTTAAGGCGATATATGGGGCAGACTGCAGCCCAGAAACAGGCTTTTTTGGAACGGAATAGCCCCTACATTACAAAAGGAAAAGGAGAAGGAAATGAAAAATGAGGAAGTAATTAAGAAGATTTTAGTTACAATCAAGGGATTATCACCACTACTAATGAATAAGCCGGACATGGCACGGTTTCAATCAACAGAAAAGCAAGTTAAAAAGGTGAAAGTGTATGATATTAAAATTGAATCAGAAACATCAGCATACAGGGACGGTAAAGGTTTTTTAGCAATTCCAGCAATTGCGCTGCACCGCTGCATGATTATGGGTTCATCCGGATATAAGGCAGGCAAAAAATCGCTAATGCCATATATTGCAGGTTCTTTGAATATAAGCCCAGAGATGATTTCATTAGGCGTAAAGGAGTTTGAGATTGATTTACGAACAGTTGTTATTCAGAGGCAGCGAGTTCTGAAGGCTCGGCCAAAGATAGTTGATTGGTCGGCTGAATTTGAGTTGCATTATGACTCAAGGGACATTGTTAATGCAGGGGTTTTGCATGATATACTTGATGAATGTGGTAGGCGAATCGGCATTTTGGATTACAGGCCGGCTTGTAAAGGCCCTTATGGAAAATTTGAAGTGGTAAAGTTTGAAGAAATGTGAACTTTGCGAGGCGCGGCAGGGTATTGGCAAGGCGTGGCAGGGTATTGGCAAGGCGTGGGTTTAAAAAAAACAAGGAGGTTGACATGAGGAAAAACTGAGGGGAGAGTTACCTCCCCAGCTCAAAATCAGTAAATAAAATGCCATAGTTCGCCTCTATGAAAAACCTCACAAAGGCAGGAGAATTAACATATTCCCGCCAGCCGGCACTGGTTTTATATTTTAGCTTTATCATTTTTATCACCCCCTTCTTGATATTTTTCTAATTGTTTTTTTAAAGATTTATTTTCTGCTATTAATCTATCTATGGATAGATTATCTATGCTTTTAGGTAATAGTTCTAAATTCTCAATTCTATTATCATCTCTTATTCCGTTTTTATGATGCACAACTTCCCATGATAATAAACAGCGTCCAATATGTTTTGCCATTATTAATCTATGTTCTCTAACATAATGACCACCACCATTGGTAGCCATAGAATAGTAAGAGTCATTGGGCGACAACTTAACCATAACATACCCCCTACTTTTTCTTTTTCCTCCTTTCCATCGTGGGTGATTTTCCATTGAACCAGAAGTAAATTTGTTATGACATTTACCACACATTCCTGAAAAACTTTTTATTTTTGTAGAATCAATTCTAACCCACCTGCCTTTTTCACAAATTGGGCAAACAACCCATTGCTTTATCCCCCTTTTCCTGCCCTTTACATCTATCACGGGGGCTTGATATCCGCTTTCATATTCTTCTTTAAGAATCATTTAGCTTTACCTTTCTCGGCTGGTCGAACCATGCGCTTTTGCATTTAGGGCATATTCTAACTTCCGCCTTGCGCGGGTTCCACTGATACCCACAGCGCAGGCAGGATAACTGTTTTTTAAGTTTTATTATTATCATTTTACCACCTCCTTCCTCCTTGCCTGCATTGCAGGCTAAAAAAAAGGTAAGGGATTAATCCCTTACCTTTTGTATCATCGGAGAATTTTACCTCTTTTATCTTTTTCGTCTTCCTTTCTCCTTCTGCCTTAGCAGGCGGTTAATTGTTAATAATTTACTCATTCTATTTATAGTGTTCAGTAAGTTTCTACTTCTATGTAATCACCAAACTTTGCTTTTATGTCGGTTTCGTCATAGCCCCAGCGCTCCATCAATTCTATTGCCTCACTTTTCTTTATTGTGGAATAGCCATTACATTCCCCTTGCCACATAGAAACACTCGCTCTCACATATCCGCCACTGGCGGTCCTGTATATTTTGTGAAAGCGAGTGTCGTTTTGTCGTCTGTTAGAAGCAATCTCAGTTGCCTTGCTGAGGTTGAACTTCCCTGTAATATTTCCTTCGTCATTGTATAAATAAATCATTTTCCTTGCCTCCTTCTGCCACCCCTGTCCGGGGCGGCGGTTAAATTGTTAATAATCTTTATGCCCCGCAATCGCCATCACAATATGTGTGGCATCTCGGGCACACAGGATTTTTAACTGCTGCTTTTTTAACGGAGTATTTTGCTTCCAATTCTTCCGCCGTCATGACCCTCTCATCATCTTCGGGCAAGAGAATTTTTGCTCCATTGTCTGTTATATATTCTCTTTTATTCATTTTGTCCTCCTTTGTTATATTGTTTATTTTGTTTCCTCATCCTTTATACTTATAATATACCTTATCTAAGTTTACTTGTCAAGTATTATTATATATTATTTTAATTGTATTTTTTAATACAAGCATAAAAATAATTTATAATTAATAAAAAAGTCCTTGACAAATGAAGGGAAATTTAGTATATGTTGCATATGTCCAAAAATGTGCAGGGTGTGTTCAGAAATGAACAATTAAGACATAATGAGCGCAGACTGCTCGAAGCGCTGCCAAAAAGCAAGGGCATCGGCGATGTGGCGGCTAAGCTCGGGATGCACAGAAACAGTGTTAAGCAAATTTTAAAGCGTCCTCGTGTGATATCAGCAATTGAGCAAGCCTTCAAGAAGGCTGGCGTTACAAACCTAAAAATAGCCCATGTTTTCAAGGATGGGCTGGAGGCCAACAAGGTCATATCGGCTAATGTAATTGCTAAAAACGGCGAGGGCATGGCCGACGCAAACAGTATGACAAAAGACTTTATTGAGGTTCCTGACCATCCCACGAGATTGAAGGCGGCGGTAGAGGTTAGCAAGCTTAAACGCTTTTACCCTGATAGTGATAATTTGAGCCTTAGCGGCGGCATTGGTAATGTCAAGATTGAGATTAAATTTGTAGAGGCAGAAGCGGAGATAGACATAACGCCAGAAGGACAAGATGTTATATGCGTGTAAAAATTGCGGCGCTGAATATGATTTGCAGGAGATTGATTTTGAAGCTCCTGTATTCTGTGAACTGTGCGGATGTCTTGAATTAATCTTTTTAAAAGAAGCGGCTTAAAGGTAGATTATTGCAAGTAGAGTTCATCAAAAAGCATCAAGGCTTGTTCAGTCCTAACCGATACAAGGTTTTGTATGGAGGGCGTGAGGGGCTGAAGTCTTGGAGCATTGCAAGAGCCCTGCTGATACGAGGCACGCAAGAGCAAGAGCCACTCCGTATTCTATGCGCAAGGGAACTGCAGAAGTCAATCAAGGATTCAGTCCACAAATTACTATCAGATCAAATATCACTTCTTAATCTATCCGATTTTTACACAGTCCAGCAAGCATCTATCAAAGGTCAGAACGGCACAGAGTTTTTCTTTGAGGGGCTGAAGCTCAACGCTAATCAGATTAAATCTTATGAGGGCATTGATAGGGTATGGGTTGAAGAGGCGCAGGCAGTGTCAAGGGCTTCATGGGATTATCTTATCCCCACAATTAGAAAAGAGGGCTCCGAAATATGGGTTTCATTCAACCCAGAACTATACGAGGACGAAACTTATCAGAGATTTGTTGTTAATCCCCCAGAAGGTGCGCTGGTAGTCAAGACATCATGGCGGGACAATCCGTGGTGCAATCCAGAACTTGAAAAGGATAGGCAGGCATTACGCAATAGGTCAGAGGACGATTATCTCAATATCTGGGAGGGTGAATGTAGGCAGGTAGTCCAAGGAGCGGTTTATGCTAAAGAGATGAGGGACGCACAAAACAACAACCATATAATATCCGTGCCTTATAACAACCAGCGACCTGTTAATACCTTCTGGGATTTAGGTTATTCCGATTATACTTCAATCTGGTTTGTGCAAAAAGAAGGTTTTGAATATCGGGTAATAGATTTTTATCAAGACAGGCTGCAATCAATCCAGCACTATGTTAATGCGCTGCAGTCAAAAGGTTATATTTACGACACAGATTATCTGCCGCACGATGCCAGAGCCAAACAAATAGGCACAGGCAAGAGCGTTGAGGAAACCATGCAGGGATTAGGACGCAAGGTTGAGATTGTGCCGATGTTGTCAATCAGTGATGGCATATTCGCCGCAAGGTCTGTATTCCCCACCTGCTACTTTGACAAGAATAAATGCGCCGATGGTTTACAAGCCCTAAGGCATTACAAATATGAGACGGACAATTCCAAAAATCCATTGCATGATGATGCAAGCCATGCAGCGGATGCTTTTCGGTATTTTGCTGTAGCCCCGCATGTGCAGTGGAATGTCAATGTAGAAAGTAAGGGGTGGGGAGAGCAGGGCAAGCTCCATCACGAATATAACCCTTATGAAGAAGCGAGGCTATGAACTTAGAACTCAGTGCAGACGAGATTAAAAAAAGAGAAATAACAGGGGAGAGTCAGGAGATTATGCTTGCGCTCAATAAGCAATTGCATGTCGCTGATACAGATACGCCGTTAGAAATCAGAAAGAAAATTAAGATATTAATGCTCGCAATGCAGAAATTCATTGATACATACAATATCATACGGATAGACCCGCCCGTTAAGCATACATTCACGGACGGAATGTATATCAGGCAATGGTTCGGGCCTGCTGGAACTCTTGTTGTCGGCAAGATACACACAAAGGCACATATATTGTTTGTATTAAGTGGGACATGTTCTATCACTACGGAGGAATCCAAGACAAAGATATACGCAGCTCCGGCGCTTGTAGAATTCAATGCAGGATTGCAGAAAGTGGTGTTTTGTCACACTGATACATTATTAGCTACAGTCCATGTTACAGACGGCAGAAAGACAGAGGCAGACTTGCCAGAGATTGAAAGAGAAGCTGTAACGATGAGCTATGCGGATGTTGGGAAAGAAGACCCTATTGTTGACGAATGGGATTTGCTTGATTTATACGAAAATAGGAGGATTGAATAAAATGACATGGGTATCAATAATTATAGGCATTGTTTCCGCTGTCCTCAGCACCTCTCTTTCCTATTATCAGAGTGAAGAAGCGGCAAAGGAAGCGGAAACATCCAGAAAGATGCAGGAAGCGGAGGCTAACCGGCAATACAAGCTTGCTAAGGAGAACGCAGAGCGGCAGAAAAAACAGATTGAGAAGCAGGAAGTGGAGACGCAGAGGGTAAAAGAGGAGACAGAGAGGACGCAGCAGCAGATGCAAATGAGGAATCTTAAGCGCAGACGGGCAGGAGAATTAACAGGGCAAAGCACGATATTAACATCTCCGTTAGGTGTTATCGGCGGCAGCGCAGGGGCGGCAAAGACGCTGTTAGGGGAATAAATGGAAAAAAACCAAGAAAAAATGACAAAGCGGCAGGAGTATGAAATATTAAGAGCGTCCCTTGAAGGCGAGCGGAGTTCATTTATTCCTCATTACAGGGATTTGAGCGATTATATATTACCAAGACGGCCTCAATTTGTATTGACCGATACTAACAGGGGTGACAGGCGCAATCTTAAAATTGTTGATTCTACTGCAACATTAGCGGCAAGGACTAACAGGTCCGGTATGATGAGCCACATAACAAGCCCTGCGAGGCCGTGGTTCAGGCTGACCACATCTGATCCTCAATTAGCTGAGATTTCCACTGTCAAGGAATGGCTACACACTGTTACAGACAGAATGACAACGGTTTTTTTGAGAAGTAATTTATACAATATTCTGCCTATTATTTATGGTGATTTGTCGACATTTGGCACAGCCGCAATGGGTGCTGAGGAGAGCTTAGACGGCGAGGTTATGAGATTTTACGCCTTTCCGTTAGGATCTTATTGCATAGCTGCTGATGATAAGCTGCAAATCAGGACGTTCATGCGGCAATTAAGGCTTACCGTCAGGCAGATTGCGGAAAAGTTCCCGTGGGAAAATCTATCTGAAACAGTCCAGAATCATTGGAATAGCAGACGATATGACGCCTGGATAGACGTTCGGCACGTCATCACTACCAATACGGATTATAAGCCAGACAAAATTGATTCAAAGCCGTTTTTAAGCGCCTATTACGAAACAGGGGCAATGGGGAATGACAGTAATTATATGAGAAACGGAGAAGATAAGCTGCTCAGGGAGAGCGGTTATTCATTCTTTCCTGTGCTGTGTCCGCGGTGGGAAGTTTCAGGCGAGGACGTCTATGGCACTGATTGCCCGGGCATGATTGCATTAGGAGACATTAAGGCCTTACAGCTCATGCAAAAAAGAAGGGCGCAGGCTATTGAAAAGATGATTAATCCACCAATGATAGGGCCGTCATTTCTTAGAAATCATAAAGTCAGTATATTGCCGGGTGATATCACCTATGTTGATGAGAGGGAAGGAATGAAGGGTTTCAGGCCTGCCCATGACGTTAATCTCAGACTGACTGATTTAGATTCAATAATAAGCGAAACGCAGCAAAGGATCAGCAGGGCATACTTTGAGGACTTATTTCTCATGCTTGCCAATACAGACAGGCGGCAAATTACGGCAAGGGAGATAGACGAAAGGCATGAAGAGAAATTACTGGCATTAGGGCCTGTGCTGGAGCAGCTTAATCAGGATTTACTTGACCCCCTTATTGATATTAGTTTTAAAGCTATGGATAATCAGAATTTACTTCCCGAAGCGCCGGAGGAACTGCAAGGCATTGCCTTAAAGGTTGAATATATTAGTTTAATGGCGCAGGCACAAAAGTTTGTTGGCGTATCAGGTATTGAGAAGTTCACAAGCTTTGTGGGCAATCTTACAGCTATAACACAGAATCCGGATATTTTAGATAAGGTTGATTTTGACCAGATGATTGACGTTTATGGGGATTTAATGAGCGTCAATCCGTCAATCGTGAGGCCGGACGATAAGGTTTCTGAAATGAGATTGCAAAGACAGAAGGCATTAGAGGCTAAAGCCAAACAAGAGGCCTTAGCGGGTATAGCCAAGACAGTTAAAGACTTTGCCGGAGCGGGAAAAGACATGGTGGGAGCGGCAGAAGGCGCTGGCGGCGGCGAAATGCCAATGCCTGATATAGCGGCAATGATGGGAGGTAATGCTTAATGTCAGACGATAAGATGATAATAGAAGAAACCCCCAGAGAACCCAGAGCTTACGTTAAGAATGCAGCAGACGAAAAGCAGGTCAAGGAAGCCGCTTTAAAGGCGAGATTTGACAATAAAGCCGAGATTGACGATATGATATTCATATTGTCAACACAACAAGGCAGGCGATTCCTCTGGCGCCTCCTCACATACTGTAAGGTGTTTGAAAGCATCTGGCATCCTTCTGCATTAATACATCATAATTCAGGCAAGCAGGACACAGGGCATTTTATAATGAGTGAAATAATTAATGCTGATGAAGAGGCGTTTATAAAAATGATGACTGAGAATAAAAGGAAATGAAAAAAAATAGATTTTGCCCAAATTTAAAATACTTCTTTAATATGTTAGATTTATATAGTCCATATAGATATATAGAGTATATAAGGATGCAAACAGGTTATAGGCATAGCATATATACAGGCATTTACTGTTTGCTATTTTTTACCTTACAGACAGAGGGTATTGCAGTAAGAAGGTTGTTACATGATTGAATGTGTATTGCAGATAAAAGAAACAACAAGTGATAAGCCACTTTGCAGGGACACTCAATGGGAGAATGAATATTGTTAGAGCCAACAACATTTTATATCCTCTTAGGAAAGAGGATTGTTAAGGAGAAAACAAACAATGAAGAAATAACATAAAAAAAAGAGCTTGTCAAGTGTGATAATAATGTCACACTTTTAAGTTAATAGAAACAAAGAGTTAGAAAAAAAATAATTTGTTAGTTAGTATATTCAGAATTTGGAATATGCGTTTTGCCAAAAATTCAATATAATCAAAGGAGGTTTTAATTATGCCAAAAGAAAAAGAAGAGGCTGCTGAACAGGAAAACACCGAATCAGTAGAATCTGAAGAAGTAAAAGAGAGTGAAGAAGTAGTTGAAGCGGAAGACGAAAAGCCCGAAGTTTCGGAGAAAACAGAAGTAAAGGCAGAGGAGAAAAAAGAGGCTGAGCCGATAGTCTATGACTTGAAGCTGCCAGAAGATTCTACTGTGCCGGACTTTATGGCGACTTTTGTAGTAGACAAGGTCTTGACTTCAGCGAAGGAAAGAGGATTGTCTAACGAGGCCGCACAAGAGGAAGTGAACAAAATAAGTAAGGGCTTTGCAGAAGAAAAGGTAAGGCAAACAGTGGAATGGACTAAAACCCTGAAAAAAGACCCTGACATAATCGGCAAGGATGGCAAACAATACAATGTAAATATTGAAACTGCCAAAAGAGCCATAGCCCATTACATTAAAGAAACAGGCAATGAGAAAATCAAGGCTTTCTTTAATGAAGATGGAACAGGCAGTCACCCAGAGATGGTGAAGTTTGTCTTATTCTGGGGACAAAGGCTTTCAGACGATAAATTTGTTCATTCCAAATCACAGACAGGTGGCGTCCAGAAACCGGACAAAGAGGTTTTTTATGGTAAATAAAAACTTAATTACAGGAGGTAGTATAAAATGGCAACATTAGGAGCAGGAGTTTTAACGTTAACCGATTGGGCTAAGGGGCTCGACCCAAATGGCAAAACAGCAAGGACAATCGGTCTTTTAAATATGTCAAATCCGATATTGAAAGACCTGCCTTTTAAGGAAGGCAACCTTGCTACAGGTGAAAGAATTGTGCAGGACACGAGCCTGCCGTCAGTATTCTGGAGGCTGATGAATAACGGCGTAGCTCCAAGCAAGGGCACAACAGCGCAGATGGACGAGCAGTGCGGAATGTTAGAAGCATGGTCAGAGGTTGATAAGGACCTTGCTGAATTGAATGGCGATATCAGGGCGTTCAGATTGTCTTACGCCCGCAAGTTTATTGAGGCGATGAATCAGGAAATGGCGCAGACCTTGTTTTATGGCAATTCAGGCACAGCGCCGGAGGAATTTACAGGTCTTTCTGTAAGGTATTCCTCAACAACCGCCGGTAATGGACAGAACGTGCTGTTAGGCGGCGGCGCAGGTTCAGACAACGCCTCTGTCTGGCTTATAGGATGGGGCGACCAGTCTGTTTACGGAATCTATCCTAAAGGGTCAGAGCAGGGGCTTATACATGATGATTTGGGTCTTGTAACTGTTGAGACCACAGCGGGTATAGCGGGCAACAGAATGAGGGCGTATCAGGATAGGTGGCAGTGGAAGTGCGGCATTGCTCTTGCCGATTGGAGATATGCCGTCAGGATTGCGAATATAGACATATCTGCTCTTATCGCTAAATCATCGGCTGCTGATTTGATTGAGCTTATGATTACGGCTATACACAGGATACCGAATCTTGAAGCCGTTAATCCTGTATTCTACATGAATAGAACATGCTTCCAGATGTTGGATATTCAGAGAAGGGATGACGCTATAGCCGGCGGCGGAATAAGATACGACCTTATAGACGGCAAGATAATCTACACATTCAGGGGCATTCCTATTAGGCCGACTGACGGATTAACAATAGCAGAGGGGTTAGTAGCATAAACCTAATTTTAAAAACAGGAGGTATAAAACAATGATATTAGATGCACAGAATTTGTTTTGCGATGCGCAGGCCGTAACAACCAGCGCTGTAGGGACCAACGTGATTGACCTGTCTGCTGACAGGGCGATTGGCAATGGCGAGCCGATGGCAGTTCTTTTTAGTGTTGATGTGGCTGCAGATCAGACGACAGGCGATGAGGATTACACCTTTGACGTGGAATATGCGACTAACGCTGCACAGACCACAGGCCGCCAGTTAATCGGCAGAAGGATATTTGAATCAGGAACTCCGACCGCCCCGGCGCAGGATGCAGACTTACTGGTAGCAGGATTTAAGTTTGCTATTCCGATACCGCCAACGGCATTATCGGAAAGCGAACAGTTTCTTGGCGTTCGTATCGTAACAGCCGGCACAACGCCGACCATAACCGTAACGGCGATGCTGATGCCGATGAGCATGATACAGACCAATGTAACTTTGCCTGACGCAATAACATTCAGCTAATTAATTAACCTTTAGGGACAGGTATAAAACAAAAGCCTGTCCCTGAAATATAAGGAGGATTACATGAAGGTAAGAGTAAAAAGCGGGAAGTGGGGTTATTTAAACCACGAAAGGAAGTATGGCGCCGGCATTAAAAACAGAAAATCGGGCGATGTGTTTGAAGTCTCTGACAAAGAATTTTCAAGCAAATGGATGGAAGAGATAAAGGCAGACGAACCCGATGAGGAAGAAAAAAGAAGGGTCGGTAGGCCAAGAAAGGAGTAATGAATATGTCCCCTAAACGTTTAATATCATGCGTTTCCAAGGTTAAGAAATCGGGCAGCAATGTCAATCCCTATGCTGTTTGCGTTAAGTCAACAGGACAGAAACCGCACAAGAAAAAGAGAGGTAGATAATGAGCACAGGCAGATTTGATTTTAATACTGATTACGAGGCTGTGGCAGCCAGTCAGTCAGACCAGATACTTGGAGCAGTAGGAGCCGTTGGCAATGTTTTGGAAAGGCTTATTATTTCCGTAGCGACTGCAGCAACAAGCACGGTAAGTATAAAAGACGGCGATGGGGCCGCCATTGTGATAACAGCAGCCAATACACCCATTGGCGTTTATACCG